GTGGAAAACTTAAAACTGTTCTAAGGCAGTGTCAACCTTTATGATGTCATTGAAGCAAACCGGTAGGTTCTTAAAGTACGGAATAGTTGGGATTGCCCTCAAGTATTCAGCAAACTGTAACTCGGCTTCTTCTAAATGAACTCCATATCTCTCGTAAAAATATTGCGAAGTTCGATCGCAAGATAGGATTTCATCACAAGCGTTGATTTTCCAGGGTGCATCTTTATCATGAAATGGCGAAGGTGATGCTCCTTGAGTCAAAGCCATTATCTTATTATACAACAGAGCAAACAATGGAACATGTTTGTTGTTGCGCAAGCCCTGGAAGACTTGTTTAGTGTGCGCCCTAGCCAGCTTAACTGAGTTAGCTGGGTTGGTAGTCTGACCAAGACGCAGGACCAAACGCCCTATTTTAGGCCCCAAAGCATACTGTTTCGATCCCGTGGGCCAGAAAGCAGAACTGCAAAATTCCGCCTCGGCAAGAGATTTCCGAATGACAGGTTTGGCATTGAGACCAATTTTCTTTGAAATTGTGGAAAATGTTTCAGCTAGGGCTTCTGGCGTTGTTTTAGTGGCATCATAAAAAGTTATGGAATCGTCTCCATTGACGCCAACCTCAAAGTCGACGCCCCTTTTCATCTTAAGCTCACGAAAAACTAAAGCCATGACCATAGCATTACAAGCCGAGTTCCCTACAGAAGTATTGGCATCACCTGATTTGCGGGTGTAGTTCAGAGAATAAATCGATCCGTCCTTGCACCTGGCATAAGTATGCCTCTGCAATTTAATGATGTCCATAGTTTCTTGGGGGAGACCCAGTGAGGTCCACAACGAGATTTCCAATGCGTGAAATAATTCACCGTAAGTCTGATCGAATCTCGAGTAGTCATTTTCAAAGATACCCATTGTTTTCCACTTCCTCTCGCAACTAGCTGCCCATCTACCTACGTCCTCAGAGGAAGAGCCGCAGGTATAATAAAATCCAAATCCAATTTCCCATTCCCGCCTTAAAACTTTAGATAGAGAATAAATCCAAGGGATTATCCTCGCGGTAACCTCCAAATCAGCTTGAGAAATATTTCTGGCGCTCTTGGTTGATTCGTCGGTGGGTGTGGTTTGGTTGAGAATTTCGCGCTTTATGAACGTGGCATATGCATAATGACTGATAGGGCCACTGCTCAATTTTAGTGCTTCTTCGTATTTCTTTTTCCTATCCTCGGGTAATGAGGACAACAATTTCCATTCTTCAAACGAAATCTCATCGACAGTGTTGCGAATGTGTAACTCGCTTTCAAATTCTCCTGCGTATTGAGAACCAAGAAACTGGCTCAACTCGGGGAGTAATAGGTCAATGATTTTAGGCATTTCAGCAATGGTTTTCTTCACGAAATCGTCGTCTTGGGTTAATGGTAATGATAAGACCCGGTCGATGACGGTGTTGTAAATAGTAGAAGAATTGCTACCTTTGACAGTAGCTATGTAGGCTGGATCAACGATTCCAACCATGTAAGCACCAGGACTGCGTTTCTCAACTGCAATATAGGGTGATGCGAAGTAACGTGCTCCCGCGCGCAGTTTCTTAAATATCGGTTCTTCTTCCGCCGGAATTGAAGTGTAGACCGGTTGGCCCATCCAATCAATTGCTGGAGTGTCGATATTTAAGCTGCCCTTCCCGGTTAAATTGAAGATGTCTATCACCTTCGTGGCATCCGTATCTGGGACGAATGAATAACCATACCTAATTGTGTCTGGAATTATAGTGGTATTAAGAAGTACGTGGCCAATGGAAGCGCACGCAGCGAGCCGCACGAGACGGTACCTGAGGGGAGAGTCTTCATAAGAAGGAACGTCTAAGACAAGAGAAAAGATTGACGAACCAATTATGAAAATATTTGATTTGTGC